GTTCCTTATGACGTTGAGAGCGCGACCTTTCCTGCTTCCGCGGGTCGGCGCCACAGCGAAGTTTCGATCGAAAGATGAAGATGACGAAAGTCATTCTCCTCTTTCAGTCAATCCGGCTGCTTTGGTGCTGACCTGCGTTCAGTGGCTCTCGGACCCCTTGTACCCGCAATTAGAACTGTGGGCGAAGGGGACTGGGAACCATTGGATCCTTAATAGAATCGAATCCTGGGCAACCCTGGCCCCTTATGTCTCGACAGAGTATAAGGGAACAGGATTTCTCGGGAAACTCGGTTTTAAAGAGGAACCCGCAGGTAAGGTACGAGTGTTTGCGATTGTTGATCCGATCACGCAGTGGATGTTAAAGCCCCTACATGATCAGATCTTCAAACTTCTGGCTCAGATCCCACAGGATGGGACTTTTGACCAGATGGCCCCGTTAGAGCGTCTGATGAAATCGGTTCCCCTTGGGGATCCAATTTTCTCATATGATCTATCGGCCGCGACCGACCGACTGCCAGTGTCCCTACAGGAACACTTGCTATCGGCCTTTATCGGTCGTGACGCTGCACGCGCATGGCGTCGGCTTCTTACGGATCGGGATTACCATTACTGGGATCCCGCTGCGAAGGAAGTTAACACTGTGCGTTATGCAGTGGGTCAACCAATGGGGGCATTAACCTCTTGGGCAATGCTCGCATTGACGCATCACTTTATCGTACAATGGTCAGCAGTCGTAGCTAGGGCAGTAATGCCAGGTGTCTGGTTCTCAGACTATGCCGTCTTAGGTGACGACATTGTTATCGCAGACCGGCGTGTGGCAGTGGCATATCGGCGTCTGATGGCGGCTCTTGGAGTCGGCATCGGTCTGCAGAAGTCACTGGTCTCTTTACCAGGGCGGGGACTGGAGTTCGCGAAACGGTTCTTTACTAGACCCTTAGGGGTCTGGGTGAACTGTTCTGCGATTCCAGTCCTGGAATTCCAGGCGGCATGCACGTCAGTGCCTGCCTTAATGGAGTTTGCCAAGAAGTATACTCTATCCCTTGCAGCTGTTTTACGGCTGGTCGGGACAGGGTACCGCGGAATGGCGCAAATTGGTAAGAAGATTGCGGATCAGCCTCGGCGGATCCGGAATTACACGCTGGCCTACTATAGTCCCTTGGGGCCCGCTTGGACCTCCTATATGGATTGGCTCACTCTCAAGAGTGTGTCCTCGAAGTATGTGGAGACCCCTGCTAAGCTCCAAGGTCTCGCAGACAGCTATTTAACGACACTGCGAGCGCGTGTCCTGGAGAGCCTTGATCGGCTCTCTGAGGTCATTGCGCTTGCGAAGTCCTTAAGTACTGTGTCTCGAGATCGGGAACACTATGGTACCTCGTTGAGAGGAGCGGATCGACTCGCCGTTTTCCAAGGATTCTTCAGTGTGCTCTGCACACCGATCGTTCCTCGGCCCCTCCGGATTCATAACCCGGAGGTTTCGCGAGTGATCACCTTATCACATACGGAGACAGTAGCACGAGCTTTCTCGGCCTACTGCCTTTGGGCGTTGGATCTTCAGAAGATGGGACTACCTGTCCCTCCTTTCGAAGAACCAGCGGCTCCAATTGTGGAGGAGGTGGTCGCTCCTGAATACGCTGTGGACTCTGGGCCATCAGGCCCGGAGTACACGGTAGAGAAACTATCGGCAGCCCAGGGCGTTCTGGATAATCTGCGGGAAACTGTGTATCGAGAAGCTTTTCTCGACGTTGTATCACAGACCCGAGATTTGAGAACCGCCGCTGAGGACCTTGAGGCCTCCCCTACGCGGGAAGGCGTGGAACTGCTCCTGACGTCAATCTCTGATTTAGAGGCGACGCTGGGGGCGATTCCGCTTCCGAAC